CACCAATCACATCTTTGTTTTTATTTGTTGTTATTTCTTCACCAGAAGATGCATCAATGGACTCTTCTACTAGGAATGTAGACCGGGCCCCATGAGCATATCTTCCTTCAGTCTGTTCACCTTCAATAGCGGTAATCATACTTTCTGATGTTCTTTTACGAGTATCAACACTACCGTCGCTTGACGTAGTTGATACAGTATCAACACTTTCTCCAGCTGATATGTTCATCGTATTCGCATCTGGCATAAAAGGATAGAAGGGTCCAAATCCAACTTTACCAACAACAGGTAAATCAAACTCTATACGGGGTATTCCAATCTCAGCGAACAAGTTGGTCAACATGTCTTGTATCTTGCTGAAGTCGAATAGGTCACTAAAGAACGATGATATCTTATCTCCAAGACTGACAAAGAAGTTTTCGATGTTTGCAAATATCTCAGTAAAAAAATCTGAAAAACTGAACGAGTCTAACATAGCCGAAAACTCTTCAAACCCAAGAGCATCGGCAACCCAAGAAACTAAATCTTTCATTAAGTCTAGAGGCCAGGCAACAAAAAGGTCTACAATCTGACCGATACCTCTAGTCAAACCTTTAATCGTTTTAGTTAGAAAACTATCACCAGCATCTTCAGTAAACCCATCTAAGAAACCCTCAAAGAATTGATACGCAGCAATAAGACCACCTACGATTAAAGCTGCGGGCGCTAACAATGGTGCGAGCGCAGTAACGATTGCAGTGATGCCTGGAAGAAGCACACCTGAAATAAAGGTCATGACAGCAGTGCCCGCTGCAGCCAATCCAGTACCGATTGCTGTGATACCTGTCATAACAGCAGTGCCGACGGTTGCTAATCCGGTACCGATTGCTGTGATACCTGTCATAATAGAAGCACCTAAAGCTGTAAATGCAGTTCCAAGAAATGAGATAGCTTTGACTATATGTCCAATAGGATTTCTAACAAAAGACATTAACGCTTTGCCTATGCTGGATAAACCAGTAATAATTCTTGCTTGTAGTGCCAGATATGCGGTCTTAACAAATTCTACTGCTTTTAGTACCATCCCCCAAGTTCTCGTCCCAAAAGACATTAATGATTTGCCAATATCAATTAAACCAGTTTTGACGAAATCTACCGCCTTCATTATGTTTTCAACACTCGGTAGAAAACCCAACATGCTTTTACCAAGCACAGTAAATATAGGCGCAATTGTCGATATTGTTTTTAAAACACTCTGAATCGTACCACCAAATCCCATCAAATCGGCAATATATTTGGTAAATCCTTTTTCTTGAAATTCTTTTTCCGCATCTTCCAAGTCTTTTGCAAAAGTCGCACCAAAACCTTTTTTGGTACCGGCACTTTCTCGTGCGAGCTCTTGGGCCTTTTGTTCATCCGATTTCTTATCAATTGCTTCTACATTATCTTTATTCTTTTGATATTCAAATTTTTCTTCATCCAAACCAAGTTGTTCGTCTGCAACTGCAACAACTTCTTTTTGAACAGTGATTGACTGAAGATGATTTTGATTTATTTCAAAAAATGTTCCGGCAATAGATGCTGCCAATACTTTGATGTTCTTTGTAATCTCTTTGAGACTAGATTCCATAGAACGAAAAATTGTTTCGAAGGGGTCGCTGAGTTCAACAGACAAATCAGTTGCAGCGCTTTTTTCAATACGAGTAACACTTCTTTCAAACGAAGAATTGGCAACCATTAAGTCTTTCGTTATTTCAGAAAGCTTAGAGGTTGCCGGTAATAATTCACCTGAAAGTGGTTGTATCTCGTTATCGTTATCTGCCATTTTTTTGCCTGATTCGTTCGTTCTCTTCTTTAACGTGTTGAATTAACATCATGACATAAATCTCCCTCTCCCAAGGCAACATCTCATTCAATTCCGTCAAAGAGTATTTATGATGTTGCATCAACTGAAAATTCAGTTGGTAATGATTAACTAAGTTATCATGAGAGAGGCATATCAGAAAAAATTCTGCATACCCTCAACAATTCTATCGTTTTCCTCGTTACAGTCTGTACATGTAAATTGTAAGTGATAGGTTGTCTTTGGCATATCTTGTAGAAATGCAGCAACCTTTGCAAATTGTCCTGAAGTCATTGATTCCAAAAACTCGTCAATCGCCTCTTGTGGTTCATCGTCCAATGAGACTCGTTCATCTGATGTGCGAATAGCTTCCATACACTTTGAGATTAACATGAATGCATTCTTGGACGAATCGTCAAGTTCTACTTGACCTTCTGATAGATGTTTGTATGAAGGGTAACGCATCTCGACACTGATATCATCGTTTAGTTTAATAACATTATCAATCTTCTCAGGCACATTAACCTTCACCTGTTCAAGGTCAATCTCAACATCGTTTTGAATATTGCAACTTGAACACTTAACAGCCACTTTTGTTTTCTCGCCAACAGATTTTGCACGAATCTGAGTAAACATATACTCAACGTCAAAGGTAGTAAGTTTGTTTCGGTTGATAGTATCTTCAACACACGATTCGATAGTGTCAAGTACTGCTCGAAGGGTTGCCTTCTCATCTCCTGATTCGAATGCCATTAAAAGGACTTTTTCTTCTTTCACAAGATAAGGTCTAAACCTCACCATTTTTTGAGTTGACGGAATTGTCAATTCATATCTGGGTGCATCATTTAACTTGGGTAACGCCATTTCATTATTCTCCGTTATATAATAAAATCATGAAAAAATTTTAACCACCCCCGCCAGGAAGAGCGGGTGGTGCGCTATTACTTAATGCGTTTTGTTGTCCGACTCGTGCAGAGTTTGCAACGACTCCTTCTGTACTGGTTTTCACCTCTCTCCAATTTTTATACACAAAATCTACAGATATCTCTACCAATTGATCTGGTTGGTCACTGTATGATGGACCAGTCATTGATACAGGATACGCATCTTCGAGTAAACAGTTATAAACAACTTTATATTCTTTACTAACATCAGATTTCCCAGCAGATGTTGTTGCTTTGGGATCGGCTGGTGAACTTTTTTTAGTAAACTCTTCTGGAGTGTGCAGTTTTGCTAATTGTTGAATATTGACATTCCTTGTATATTCATTATAATAACCTAGTTGATATGTTTTATTGTCAACTACTAAATTCATCCACTCTTCAAAAAATGTTCTAACGAAAGGTCTATTCAAAACCGTGAAAACCATTGTCACATTCGGTTTTTCATAACCATAAGCGACAGTATGTTTAGTTACTCCTATAAGTCTTTCGTTTGTCAAAATAGAACGACCAGGCATATTTGTCGAACGACACAAAAGATCTAAGTTTCTTGCCTGTTCTTGTGCCGGTAAAATAACTCTAAAAAGATTACCTAAAGCAAGACCATCGTTCTCACCGATAACGTTTTTTAACTGTTCTATACTATAGGCCACTTATGACTTCCCTTGTGTTCTTGTATACAGCAGATTGACCTGCGCCTCTCCATTGTGCCGTTGGTAGAAAGGTTGCAATCTCCCACTCTGGCGCGGGTACGAATGCCAACTTATCTTCTACCTGTCTGGTTAGGTAATGTTTAAAACAAGGTTGAAAATGTTTCAACCGTGAAGTATTCTTTAACATTGTGTATGTGATACCCAACCTTGTATCTTCATCATAGTTATTATCAGTCGTATAGTTCATTAACGAATCAAGAAACTTCGCTCTCAATGCGATTGGTAGATAATGTAGATTCAACCCATAGAACCCTTTAGGTGCTGGGCCTGCAATAATCACGAGAGGAAACGCATCCCAATATGGTAATGTGTCTCTATGTTTTGCATCATAAAAGAACATCGCCATCTTACCAATCACCGCTTTATTTCTTCCAGCACTTGCAGACTGTCTATCGATAGGGTCTTCTTTCATTAACGCACGTCGATTGACCTGCATGTTCTGAACTTTTTTTCTAAACCACTCTCGTGATTCACGAGAACGAGGAGTGATACCCGCTCTAAACGCCTGCTGTTCTACTTTTTGGAAAAGATTACTCATGGAAACTATTTAGTCTTTTTTCTAGAATATTTTGGAAGGGGTTTTAGTTTTTTGAGAGGCTTGGGCATGATACCCATCAACCTCAGTTCAACTTCTGTCCATATCTCAAACTTCCACCCCCTATCCTGTGCATATTCGTTTGCTGCTTCCCATTTGTTTCGATTCTTGATATAAGTATATGCTTCAGTAATATATCTTTTAGTTCGTTTGTTACCTTTGGGTGGTTCGGTTTCTTTGTGGGGTTTTACTTCAACTAGCGATGTTGTGCCTGTTTTCCATGTGACTGTAAAGTCGGGATAGTAACGATGATATTTCTTGTCAGCCTCATAGTAATATGGTATAATAAGTTCTTCACTGGACCAAGAGACAACATCATTCGAGTTGTCGAAGTACATCATGCAGTATTTCTCCCACATGCTTCTGTAAAAAACACGTGATGGGTCACCTTTATACTTCTTGGGGTTTTTAACTCTGTAATTACCCGAATATGTCATAGAATCACTTATAAATAAAATTATTTATTAGAGTTTAAAATAATGTCCGTAACAGCACCACAAACCGAAACAACAAAGCTCGTTGCCGGCAAAGTTATTGCCAACACTACGTTTGCTGATCCAGGCGAATCAGAAAATGCTGTATTTCCATTAAATTATAGAGACGATTATAAAGGTAGAATAAGATTTTCGGTTATCGAAGAAGAAGAAACAAACATCGATGAAATTCGTTCGGCCATTTCGACAGAACAATCGGCGATTGCTGCGAGGGACAATTCTTTTGATGAGAGAGGTGAACCTTTAAATAAATCTGCTCAGGAAAGGAATGAAGATCTTAAAAATAAAGCTGCAGCAAAATCTCAAGGTGTTAGGCCTGGTACAAAAAATTTATCCGCACTAGAAAGTGAACCCCCCGTATCGGTTAAAACAGCAACACTTTATTTACCGCAATCGATAACATTTGCTGACGGCGTTCAGTATGAAAACGTTGATTTAGGTGCAATAGGTGGAGTAGCCGAAGCTGGAGCACAAGGTGCTTTGCAGGGTCAGGGGTTTTTTGGAAGTGTCGGTGGCGGTATATCATCATTAATCGATTCTATGAAAGGACCAACAGGAGAAGGTGCTGGTAAATTAGCCGCAAACGCGATAAGTAATGTTTTTGGTGGAGGTGCGAATGCAGGTGTTCGAGCAGCAACTAGAGTTACGATGAACCCTAATACGAGGGCACTATTTAAAGCAGTGAACATGCGTGCCTTTACATTTACTTTTAAAATGATTCCATTATCAGCCGCGGAAGCACAACAAGTTGAAAACATTATAAGATTCTTTAGAACAGAACTTTATCCAGAACAAATTCTTTTGGCTGAGAAAAGTGATAAGGATGGTGCAGTTCCTCTTGGATATAGGTTCCCAAATAAAATATTAATCGAAATGTTATATGGTGATAAAAAGAGTGTAGCGACGAAAATTCTTCCGTGTTATTTGGAAAGTATGCAAACAGTTTACAACCCAACGTCTATGGGTATGCATTCAGATGGTAAATTTCAGGAAGTAGATATTTCGCTTAATTTTAGAGAATCTAGAACTCTGAACAAAGCTGATATTATTTCTGGGGGTTATTAAAATGGCGAACTTTTATTTTAGAAATTTTCCTTTCATAAAGTATTCGTTTGGTGATAATGAACCAGAAGTATATTTTCAGAAGATGTCAGCAGCAATCGATTTATTCGATAATATTAAACAAGATGTAAGTTTCACAACCAAACAAACTATTCTTGATTTCGAAAGACCGGACACTCTTTCCTATCGACTTTATAAAACGGTCGATTATTATTGGACTTTCTTCTTAATGAACGACAAACTAAGAGAATCGGGTTGGCCTCTTCATACGGATAGAGAACAGGGTGTTATCGAAGAAAGATATCCATATTGGTCTTTTATAACCATCAGTAATTTTGCTGGATTTTTAACGGAGGGTCAAGAACTTTTTCTCACAGGTAGTGGTGTGGCACAATACGGAGAAGTTGTTCGAGCCGACCCGACATTAGGACAAATTATTTTCAAGCCTTCTTATGAGGCACAAGATCCGGCACAGTTACCCAATATTGTAAGGATTCCACAAAACCAAAATCAGATTAATTTATATTTTCCAGCTATTACTGGTATGCAATTTGAAACAAATGATGTTACATTTACTTTAGTAGGAGCCTTTGGTCAACAATCCACCAAACTTCAATATCTTGGGGTTCACCATTGGGAAGATGCAAACGGCGATTATGGTGAAATAGACCCGTTCGTACAAGATGACACAGGATTGAAAAGGATAACCTTTAAAGAAAATTTGCAGAGGAGAAATCAAGAGATTAGAGAAATTGCTGTTTTAAGACCTGGTGTTGTATCTAAGGTTGCCGGCGAATTCCAAAAATTGATAAGATCATGACAACTCAAAACATTTCTCAACAATATAAACTGTTGAAAGCCGAAATTTCGGCGGACAAACTAGATGACAGGACGATAGATGTTCGTGCTCTTATTCCTGAACTCGTCTTTTATGAAAATTTAGAATACCCCTACATTACTGGTAAAATGATATTGGTAGACGATAATGGTATTATGGACGCATTGAATTTCAGGGGCACCGAAAAAATAACGTTCGAAATAGCTGGTGTCGGCAATTCTTTGGAACCTGAAATTGGTGGTCTTGGGGATAATGCGAAAACTTTTATCATGACCCGAATAGAAAAAAGTGTGCGTAACAACGATAAAACAGACGTTCTATTAATATCTTTAGTTGAAGAACATTTTTTTCAAAACAAATTGGTTAAAGTTAGTAAAGCCTTTACCGCTAATATCGAAACAACGATTACTGAGATTCTTTATAGTTATTTAAATAAAAATGTTGATCAATCTTACTTGACCAAATCTGTTCAGGGTGTTAGGAAAGTTAACATACCATACATGCACCCACTCGAAGCCGTTGAATGGTTACGAGATAGAATAACAACTGAAATCGGTGCTCCTTATTTTGTACATTCATCACTCTTTGATAATAACATTAGAATTTCTAGTTTAGATGGTTTTTTCACACAAAAAGCCTTTAACACTAAAATACCTTTCATCTATTCAGCAAGTTTGGCCGGAAACGCTGAAGGTTTATCTGAAAGACAAAGAAGTTTTATGATTGAAAGTTATAAACAAGAAGTTACCGAAGATACACTTATGATGATTTCGAAAGGTGCTCTGGGTTCTAATTATACTAATATAGATGTGGGTACTGGTATAACTTCACGGAATCGTTTTAGTATGCGTGATGTGCTTCTTGATATGAAGTCAAAGGATCTTTTACCCGACACTTCTTTCCAAACAGTTTTTGATGAGGGTCAAACTATAAACAACAAATTCGTTGATGAATATGATTCTAGAATTTATCATCAGGTTTCATCATCAGGAACATATGATAAGTTTTTGGGATATCACGATGTAGTGGATAATTTAGATAACACTTTAAAATTGAAAAACATTGCTCTAAGAAATGCACTATATCGTAATATGATTAATATGGTTGTACCAGGAATTGCTTTTATGTATTCGAAGGCCAGTGTTGGTGATATCATGTCTTGTACTTTTAACAGTAGTGCTGCTGATCCGAAAATAAGTAATTCTAATGAATTAATAGATAAACAAAAATCTGGCAATTATTTGATTTACGCTACACGTCATACTTTTAGAGATACAAAACATTCTGTTTCTATAAATGCAACCAAGATAACCAAAGATTTCATAGAACTGTCTGGTGTTGGGGAGGCTAACTTTGGTTAAGAGTGTCGAAACAGAATATTACGGTGACCAAAGTCGATGGTTTGTTGCCACCGTTATTAACTCATCTCCACCCACCGGATTAGAAGGAAGAGTTAGGATTAGAATTCATGGTATTCATGACCCGTATACAGGTAATGTTTCGGAATCTGATTTGCCCTGGGCAACAGTCCTCATACCTTTGACAGAAGGTGGTAGTTCCGGTATAGGTAGGGTTCCTCAAGTTCTTCCGGGCGCTTTTGTCTATGGATTTTTTATGGATGGTAAAGCATCACAAACTCCGATGATTTTGGGTTCGTTAAATAAAATAGAATTCCCAACTGATGTTCAAGCTAAAACATCTAGGGACAAAACGTTGAGTCGTTTTAAAAGTGATTATGATCCAGAAAGAAAAATCGACATTATTTCAGAAGAAATTCGTGACGATAGATTATCTAAGACAACGGACGGCATCAGAAGAAGTCAATGTATGAGATTTTTTATTGACAATGGTTATACTCCTCGTCAATCTGCTGGGATAACTGGTTGTTTAGAAGCGATATCTCAATTTAAAACATATGACGATCTAAATCCAAAATTACAATTCTTCGGTATTGCTCAGTGGGATAAAGAAGGTACTAGATATAGAAACTTAGTCACTTTCGCAACACAAATTCAAACTAGAGCGTCGATTAAAAGATTCTCAGTGCAATTACAGTATGTATTATATGAACTTAGAACACTGTTTGCAAACGTTAACGCTAAGCTTTTAAGATCTGAATTAATTGATGGTACTGGTGGGTCCGTAGATATTATTAGCCGACTGTATTTAAAAAATCGTTTCATTGCCGGAGGTAACCCACAGTCGTTTCAAATGGTTGACGATAGAAAAAGAAATGAAGCTATTAAGTTAGCGACTAAAGCATATAACGAAGTAACGGCAGAATAAGATGTCAGTAACAAAAGAACAAGTAGACAACGCATTAACATCTACCCAGAGTACGGCTTCTTATCAAGGCGTCGATAACGCTGCTAAAAGTGTTAAAGAAACTTTTAATAATGTTAAGAAAACTGAAGTTGGTAAAACAGCTGGAGAAGTTATCGGCGGCGTTGAATCATTAACCAGTAAGACCGATGTTATTGGTGAAACAAACTTTTCGGCTACCGAAGGTCTACTAACAGAAACAGCTTTTAACAATCCTGAAAACCCAGCACTAAACACCGATATTAGTAATTTATCTTCTGACATTGGTGTTAGTGTTTCTATAACATATAGTGACAGTGGACGTGCAACTGGGATTACAACTACGCCAAAATCAAACGGTTCTTTGTCATCAATCCTTAGTAAAATTACTGGTTTAGGAGTTGCACCTGGGTTTTTGCAGAACATGATATCGAATGCAAACTCTAAGGGTTTGAACACATCTTTAGGTTCTATATCTGGTTCTGTGGGGGCATTCC